GTCGCGGCCCGCAAGTCCGCCGTAACGGCCTACCAAGCCGCCCAGGAGGCCCAGAGGGCCGCCGAACGGGCCGCTAGGGCCGCCCAGACGGCCGAGGCCCAGAAGATCGCCCAGGAGGAGGCCAAGAAGGCCGCCGCTGAAGCCGCCAAGATCAAGAAGTGGAAGGGCAAGCCCGCGCCGGTAAAGCCCGTCGAGCCCAAGCCGGCCTCGACCCTCGGCCCCGCCGCCTTCGATCAGTTCCTCGAAGACGCTAAGAAGCGCTTCAAGGACTTCGCCGATAAATCAGGCAACCCGAAGAACGACCTCACGCTCTCGCTGAACTGGAACTACTTCCAGAAGGTAGTCAACGACCACGACCGGGCCGCTCTCTCCTACCTGAAGAGCAACCACTACATCGACGACAAGCTCGAAGCCGACGCTCTCGCCGCCATGAAGAAGGCAGACGCCCCGATCCCTGGCGCCGCCGAGGCGTACAAGAAGGCCCTCCGCTCCTACAAGGGGAGCCTCACGCGCTACAAGCGCTACGTCGAGGAGTGGCGCGAGGTCAACGGCATCACCTCCACCGCCTCCGGCATGGACGGGGCGCTGACCTTCGCGAGCAACCACGAGGCCGTCGAGTGGGCTAACAAGGGCTTCCCGCCCCCGCCTGACGGCGCCGGAAAGAACGCCCTAATCAAGTACACTGGCGGCTCCTACCGGCCCTGGAATGAAGCCCTCCGCAAGCACGCGGACGGCGACACGCTCCCGCCCGGCTCGTGGAAGGCGCCCACGAAGGACGCCGACGGCGCGTTCCAAGACGCCCCCGAGGACTTCATCGTGACCCGAGGCACCGGCTGGGACGAGTTCGCCCACAGCGGCGGCCAGCGATCCTATTCGATCCCGCCGCCCCCGCCCGAGGATCTGATCGGCTCCGTCCAGACCCAGCACGGCTACACCTCCACGGCTATGTCCGGCATGAGCGATAACTCCTCCTTCGGCGGCTCCGTCCAGATGAAGATCCGCGTCCCTCAGGGCTACCCGGTCGCCTGGGTAGACCCCTTCTCCCAGTACCGGGGCGAACGTGAAATGCTCCTCGCCCGGTCGACGAGCCTCTACATTCACAACGTCTACAAGTCCTCCGGCGGCGGCTATAGCCAACACTGGATCGTCGAGGCGGAAGTGATCCCCAAGGGCATCGACCCGGCCTCCTTCGCGGCGTCCGCTACCCCCATGCCCGCCTCGTCGCCCTTCCAGTGACGAAAGGCGCCTCGCGTGTTAGGCTTGACGCGATAGACGAAAGGAGATAAGAGACAATGCTTCACGACAGAGCCCCCGAGCCGTTCGAGCTCACCTACTCCCCCGAGCGCTACCCCGCGCCGGACTGGGAGGCGATCGGCAAAGTAGCGCGTATATGGGTGCCTGACGACGAGACGGTTGGCTGGCTGGTCTTTCAAGACCCCGACCGGCTGGCCTTCCTCTCCGACGTCGGCCCCGAGAAACTCGGCTATGTGATCCGCGAGCTCGTCCGCGATCGCATGACCCAGGGCGCCAAGGCGCATACTCCGGCCCTGGACGTCTGGAATGAGATCCTCACCCGGACGCTCCACACGACCCCCACAGAAGACTTCCTCCCCGCGATCCTCGCGGACGTGAGGAGAGACTGGAACGGCTAAGTAGCCGCTCCGTCAAAACCCGCTATGGCCCCAGCCACGGCGGGTTTTTTCATGCCCAAAAACCACCGCGCCCCGGCAGGACCGACGGCGCCAACCGTCCCAAGGAGGACGTTTACACATGGCTGAAACCGAAAACCAGAATCCCGCCCCGGCAGACAAGCCGGAAGGCGAAAAGGCCCCTTGGGGCGACGACTTCGACGCCGAGAGGGCGTGGAAGCTGGTTCAGAATCTCCGCACCGAACGCGACGGCCTGAAGACCGAACGCGACGCCCTGAAGGGCGAGCGTGACGCTCTCGTGACCGAGCGCGACGGCCTGAAGACCGAGCTCCAGACGAAGACCGAGGAAGTCGAGAGGACGACCAAGGAAACCGCCCGCGAGCTTGCCCTTCAGAAGGTATTCCGCACGCACCCCGAGCTCGAAGAGTTCGCCGATCTACTGACCGGCGACACCGAAGAGGAGCTCACCGCCAAGGCCGAACGGCTCGCCGCGATCGGCAAGCCGAAAGAACCGGCCGACGGCGACAAGGGCGGCGAGCAGAAGCCCGAAACGCCGGAGCTTCCCGGTAAGCCACAGCCGAACCTCACGCCGGGCCACGGCGGCGAGGACTCCACCCCATTTGACCCTACGGCGATCGCACTCGCGGCCCGTAAGTAACGATCCTCTGAAAGGAACACCCCCTAATGGCTAACACCTTCTACACCGCCGAACAGGTCGCCAAGGTTGCCGTCGCAATGGCAACCCAGGACTCCTACCTCGGCGCCCTGGTCAACCGCAACTTCGAGAACGACCTTCTCGGCGGCGGCGGCAAGGGCCGGACGGTCAACGTCCGCATCCCCACCGCGCTGATCGCCCGCTCTCGCGGCATCGACGACGTGACGACCAACATCATCCTCGACTCCATCACCGAGTCGACCGTGCCCGTCACCCTCGGCGAGCACCTCTACAACGCCGTCGGCCTCTCCGAAGGCGACCTCACGCTGAACCTGGAGGACTTCTCCAAGCAGGTTCTCAAGCCTCAGGTCGAGGCCGTCGTGGACGCCGTCGAGGAAGAGGTCGCCGACGCTCTGCGGGGCATCACGCTCGATACCTCGATCGCCTGGGACGAGGCCAACCCGGTGAAGACCTTCACCGCGATCCGCAAGCGCCTCCGCGACAACGGCGTGCCCCAGACCGGCCTCAACGTGGTCGTCGGAACCAACGTCTACGCGGCCCTCCTGGACGCCAAGGCGATCACCGACGCCTCCGAGTCCGGCTCCACCGCCGCACTCCGCGACGGCAACGTGGGCAACCTGCGAGGCTTCACCATCGTTGAGTCGACCCGCGTCGACGAGGACGAAATCATGGCCTTCCACCGCGACGCCTTCACCCTGGCCGTCCGCGCCCCGATCGTCCCGGCTGGCGCCTCCTTCGGCCAGTCCGTGAGCTCGGGCGGGTACTCCCTGCGGTACCTCCGCGACTACGACGTGACGAAGACCATGGACCGCTCCATGGTGTCCACCTTCGCGGGCGTCGCGGCCATGCCGCTCTACAAGGTCGAGCGCGACTACAACGCGAAGACCGCTTCCGTGGTCGAAGTTCCGGGCGGCGCCGCCTTCCGCATGAGCATCGGCGACACCGAACCGGCCTAATCCGGATAGAGATCCGTGGGGCGCTTCACCTGAGGCGCTCCACGGCTCTCTGAGCCCCTGAAAGGAGTTGCACCGTGCCAACACCCCTCCCTCCTCCCGTTAGCTCGCTGGAGCGGCGGCTGGGCCTCCCTGAGGGCTCACTGGACGGCGAAGACCTCGCCCGCGCGGAAGAGGCCCTCGACGACGCGACCACCCTGGCCCTCGCTGAAGTCTCCACGACGAAGGCGACGGCATGGGCCACAGACGCCCCGAAGGTAGTTGCCCTCGTGGTCCTGAAGGCCGCCCGACGCGAGTTTGAGAACCCCCGAGGCATGGAGAGCGAGTCGCTCGGCGAGCACACCGTCGGCCTGACCGACACCTCCGGCGTCTACCTCACCGCCCGCGAGATCGCCCAGATCCAGCGGGCCGCCTCAGGCCGCCGTACCGGCTTCGTCGGCACCGTCCGGACCCCGACCGCCTACGAGAAGTAGAGGAGGCCCGCATGGCAGAGAAGGCCGACGAAACCTACTTCGTCCCGGCCGCTCTCGACGGCGTCCCCGTCGACCCCGAGAGCGACCTCTTCCCCCTGATCGCTGAGGAGGATCTCCCCTAATGCTCCTCACCGCCTACCGCCGAGCGCCGTCGGTCTACCGCCTTCGGCCCGGCTCAACGACGGACTCCTACGGCGACCCCGTCGAGTCCTGGGACGAGCCCGAGCGCGTCCTCCTCCGGAACGCCACAGTACAGAGCGTCTCCGTCGTCGAGGACGAGGGCGTGGCCCGGCACATTTTCCGAGGCCAGAAGACGCTCTACGCGCCCGGCGCCGTGGATCTCACCGCCGCCGACCGGATCGAGGTCGACGGCGAGGTCTGGAAGGTCGACGGCGACCCCGTCACCCGCGCCGGACTCGCGTCCACCGTTTACACGACCGCCACGTTGGAGCGCGTCTCGATCGGCTGAAAGGAGCCCGTATGCCCCGAAATATCCGCCTTGACTCGGCGGGCATAGCCGAAGTGCTGAATAGCGCCGCCGTCTACGCCGCCACCCAAGAGCTCGCGGCCTCCGTCGCTGGCGCCGTGGACGCCTCCGTGGGCGGCGAAAAGATCGAAGTCACCCGGTCGACCCGCGTCGCCCAGGGTGGCCGCCTCCGCTCCCCGCGCCGGGCAATCGACATTCACCTCGCCCACCCGGCCGGGCTCCGCGCCGAAGCCAAGCACGGCTTCCTCGCGCGCGCCGCCGCTAGCCGTGGCCTCCAGGTCCGGAAGCGGAGGGCCTAGTGACTGACTCCACCATCCTCTTCCCGGACCCCCAAAAGGCCGTCGTAGACGTCCTCCGGCTGGTCCTCATGGGCCGCCCCGAAGCCGTCGCCCAAGGCGTCACCGTATCCGCCAAGCCGCCGACCGGCACGGCGCCCAAACTCCCTTACGTCCAAGTCCGCTCTGACGGCCGCTTCCGAGACTCCCGCCTCAACGGCCGGGCCTCCGTTCGGATCATCGTGTGGCACAAGGACGAAGGGCTCGGCGAGGAGCTCGCGGGGCTCTGTGAGGCCCTCCTACTGGCGGCCACGTCGCCGGAGATCCGGGGCTTCTCACCCCTCACCGGCCCCATGCCAACCGGCGATCCGGACACCGGGGCGCCTATGTCCTATTTCACCCTCACGGCCCGGCTCCGCCCGGTCCAAATCTAAAGACAGGAGCGAAAACGCTTATGAGCGGCGACGCTAAAAACACCTCCCTCTGGAACGGCGCGGACGTCTTCATTGCGCCCCTCGGAACCTCTGGCCCGGCCGACACGACTACGGCCTGGGCGGTCGCCTGGGACGCCGTCGGCCTTCTGGACGGCGAAGAGGGCTTCACCGAGGCCCGCGATCAGGACACCTCGGAGCACTACGCCTGGGGCGGCAACCTCTACCGCCGCACCGTCTCCAAGCACAAGCGATCCTTCAAGTTCGTAGCGCTGGAAGACAACGACGTGGTCTTCGACCTCGTGAACCCCGGCTCGGATCGGTCGACCGCCTCCGGCGTCCGCACGAGCACGATCAAGGCGCCCGTCGCGGGCCAGAAGTTCGCTATCGGCTTCGAGCTCCGCGATAACGGCCGCATCAAACGCCGGATCGCCAAGATCGCCGAAGTCTCCGAGGTCGCCGAGATCAAGGAATCCGAGAGCGAACCGACGGTCTACGAGATCACCGTCCTGGTCTTCCCGGAGTCCGACGGCACCCTCTACACGACCA